GCCGCTACCTATACGCCCACCGGCGGCATCGCCACAACGGTCAACGGCATTTTTGACAATGACTTTGTTGAGGTAGAAACCGGCGCGGGTGTCGGAATTGCCTTACAACAACCACGCTTTCAGTGCCGCACGGCAGACGTAGCAACAGCGGCAGAAGGTGACGCGATTGTGATCAACTCAATCAACTACACAGTGCGGATCGTGCAAGACGATGGAACCGGTATGACTGTGTTTGTGTTGGAGTTAGACTGATGGCGCACGTTCGCAAGCAAATACGCGATGCGGTTGTAACCGCGCTGACTGGATTGACGACAACCGGCTCAAATGTATTCCGCAGCCGCATCTATCCTTTGGAAAAGACAAAGCTGCCGTGTTTGTGTATATTTACAAGAAGCGAGACCACTGAGTTCGACACAATGACGATCAGTCGGTCAACGCAAAGGAATTTAGATATTGCTGTTGAAGCATATGTTAGCGCGACAGCTAACTACGACAACACACTGGACACGATTGCAGTGCAGGTCGAGGAAGCAATAGCAAGTGACGTGACGCTAGGCGGCTTGGCAAAAGATGCACAAGTCACGGCGTTCGAGGCCGATTTTAGTGGTGACGGCGAACAGCCGGTTGCCGTTGGCCGCTTTACCGTGGCTGTGCAGTATCGTACAGCTGAAAATGACGTTGAAACCGCCGCATAAGGAGTTGATCCAATGGCAACACATACAGGCTCAGAAGGAACGGTGAAGCTAGGCACTGTCGGCAGCGACACCGCAATCGGCGAAATCCGGTCCTACACCATCACAGAAAATGCAGACACCATCGAGGACACCACGATGGGTGATGCCAGCCGCACTTACAAAGTCGGCCTGAAAAACTTTTCGGGTTCGGTTGAGTGCTATTTTGACGAAACTGACGCATCGCAAGACAGTATGGTCGCTGGTGCTGAGTTGACTTTGACCGTCTATCCAGAGGGTTCAGACAGCACAGACGATTATTTGAGTGGTGACGTCATCATTACATCTGCCGATGTTACTGCATCAGCCGATGGAATGGTTGAGGCGTCTTTCAGCTTCCAAGGCACTGGCGCACTGACACGCGGCGCGGTGGCATAACTAGATGTCACTGGGAGCGCAAATAGCTGCGCGGCGCAATACACAAAGGCGCATCATTGACGTTCCGGAATGGGGCGAGGATGATGTGCCGTTGCGTCTTTATTGTGGGCCGATCACGGCGGGCGATATAGATAGATTGCAGCGCAAGCACAAAAACTTTCTGAACGATATGACAATTGCCGGAATGGTTGATTTGATTATCCACAAAGCAGAAATGGAAGATGGGGCAAAAGCATTTACGCTAGAAGATAAGCCTCATCTGATGCGTGAAACGGTTGCTGTAATCTCAGAGGTTGCCGGACAAATGTTCGGCGAAACTGTAGACGTTGAGCAAGCGGAAAAAAACTGAAGGCCGATCCGTTACGGCTAAACATTATGGCCTTAGCGGATCGCTTACATAAGACGCAAGCTGAGATTGAAGAATTGACGCTGGAGGAAATCAACGAATGGTTCGCTTATTTTAGGATTTTACAAGATGGCACAGAATAAACTCCAGATTGTAATCGCGGCCAAAGATACAACCGGCAAGGTTTTCCGCGGTCTAAATAGAGCGTTAGCCGGTGTTGGGCGTTCAGTATGAAAACGGCACTGGTCGGCTTGGCTGGTGCCGCTGGCCTTGGTTTTTTGGTCAAGTCGTCACTTGATAGCATTGACGCCCTTGGCAAGACCGCCAGCAAGCTAGGCGTTACCACTGCCGAACTGCAAAAACTCCGATACGCTTCCGAACTGGCTGGCGTTGAAACGCGCACCGTTGATATGGCTGTGCAACGCTTCACACGGCGTCTGTCTGAGGCCGCTAGAGGCACCGGCGAAGCAAAAGACGCACTGATCGAACTGGGGCTGAATGCGCGTGAATTGGCGCAACAGCCGCTTGAAAAGCAGATGCTCGAATTGGCAAACGCTTTTGAGGAAGTCGAAAGCAGTGGCGACCGTGTGCGTCTGGCGTTCAAGCTGTTCGATAGTGAAGGTGTGGCGTTCATAAACACCCTGCAAGGCGGCACAGCGGCTTTGCAAGAGATGTTTGACGAGGTTGATGACCTTGGCGTTGTACTGTCAGCCAATGCCGTCAAAGGCGTTGAGGACGCGAATGATAGCTTTGTCAAACTGACATCGTTGTTTAGAGGTGTGCGCGATAGCATTGTCAGTTCGCTTGCACCGGCGTTTCGCACATTTGCTGACAGCATCAGAACAAATGTGGTCGATGCTATTAAAGACGCGGGCGGGATCGAACAGTTTGGCCGCAACCTCGCGTTGACCATCATTCGCATCTTCAAGCGCGGCGCAGAGGGCATTGAAGCCTTTACAAGTGAAACAATCCGTCAACTCAACCGCGTGATTGCATTTTCAAATGACGTGGGCAAAGCCCTTGATATTGATTGGGCAAAAAAATTAGAGCCCTTAAATGAGAGTGATCTAGGTCTGGTTGATGTTTTTGAAGATTTGGAAAGAAAAATCAATGCGCTTGGTATCGCTTCTGACAGGGCAAATGACGCCAATAATGATTTCAATAAGGGCAGTGAGGATTTAGAGGAAACGCTCAAAAAAGTTTTGATGACGGCAAACGATGTCAGAATGAACGGCATCAATGCGCTAGAGGATGCGCTTGTCAGCATCATCGACCGCACATCATCAGTCAAAGATGCGTTCAAGGCGATGGCTAGATCAATCATCAGCGATATGATCAGAATGCAGATACAACAAAGCATCACCGGCCCACTGGCGCAAGCTATGGGTTTCCAAGTTAGTGGGTTGAAGGCGATTGGCGGGCCGGTGCAGTCTGGTTCGGCTTATGTCGTCGGCGAACGCGGGCCAGAAATGTTTGTGCCTAACAGTTCGGGCGCGATTGTGCCAAATGATCGGATGTCGGCTGGTGGTGTAATTGTTAATCAGACGATAAACGTATCAACTGGCGTTCAGCAAACGGTTCGGGCAGAGGTAATGCAGATGATGCCGCAAATTAGCAATGCGGCCAAGAGTGCGGTGCTTGATGCAAGACGGCGTGGCGGTTCATTCGCGGCTGCATTTTAGGGGTGAAAAATGGCTATAACATATCCACTCACATTGCCGACCGTTGCTGGCATCGCGTCAATCAATCTCCGCGCAGTCAACGCAGTTGCGGTCAGTAGCAGCCCATTCACCTATAAACAACAAGTTATCGCGCATCAAGGTCAACGGTGGGAAGCAGAGGTGACTTTGCCGCCAATGACGCGGGCAGATGCTGAAACGTGGATTGCGTTTCTGGTGTCTCTGCAAGGCGCACGCGGCACGTTCACAATGGGTGATCCAAATGCCGCATCAGCGCGTGGAAGCGCGTCAGTGACCGCCGGAACGCCGCTGGTGAACGGTGCAGACCAGACCGGTGGATCATTGACTGTTGACGGCTTGCCAGCCTCTGCGACTGGTTATTTGAAAGCTGGCGATTATATTCAGTTGGGCGGTGGATCGTCTGCAACCTTGCACAAGGTTTTGCAGGATGTGGACAGCAATGCATCCGGTCAAGCCTCAATCGAGTTATGGCCGTATATACGCAATGCACCAGCTGATGACGCGACAATTGTTGTTTCTGATACTGTTGGGGTGTTCCGGCTATCTAGCAATCAAACAGATTGGTCAATCAATAACGCTAGTTTCTACGGCATTACCTTTGCGGCGGTTGAGGCGGTGGCGTAATGTCTAGGGATATTGGCGCAGGAATTTTATCAGCACTTAGCGCAACAGAAGTTCAACCGTTTTTCGGTGTTCAGTTGTTTTTTGACAGCGGAAACTTGTATTTTTGGACTGGCTTGGGCGACTTAACTACCGGCGGGATAACTTACATTGGCACCGGCCAATTTCTGAGCATCAGCGACTTAGAGGAAACAGCAGAAATATCAGCAAAGGGCGCGGCCATATCGCTTTCCGGCATTCCTAGCAACCTCATATCGCTTGCGCTTACAGAGCCATACCAAGGTCGGAAATGCAAAATAATGTTCGGCGCAATCGATGCCAACCGCGTTTATTTGCAGCAAGAGGACGGCAGCTACATCTTGCGAGAGGATGGTGGCCGGATTGACATAACAGAGGGCGATGTCACGCCAGTTGTAGAGTTGTTCACTGGTTATGTTGATCAAATGACAATATCAGAGCAGCCAGAGACATCCACAATTGCGATAGCTGTTGAAAGCAGATTGATTGATTTGGAGCGTGTTCGCGTTTTTAGGTATACCGATCAAAATCAAAAATCGCGTTTTCCAAATGATAAAGGTCTGGAATTTGTTGAGGATTTGCAAGATAAGCAATTTAATTGGGGCAGAGGGTGAAGCTGCCGGATTGGGAAAAACGGCTCGATTGTTTTGTGGAAAGTGTACGGCACAAGCAATTTGAATGGTCAAAAAATGATTGCTTGTCATTTGTTGGCGGGTGCTTGGAGGCGCAAACAGGTGAGAACAAAATAACCGACTGGTCTGGCAACTATTCTACAAGATGGGGTGCGTTTCTTAATTATCGGCGCAAGTTGAACCAATTCGGGTTTGACAGTATCATTGACGCGCTGGATGCAAAGTTTCAAAGACAAGATTTGAAATTGCCGCCGCGTGGGTCAATTGTTTTGAGACGGCAAAAAACAGCGGTGATGTCTTTTGTTTTTGGGATTGTTTTGTCGGAATACGCAGCTTTTGTCGGGTCTGATGGTTTAGTGTTCACTTTGATTGATGACGATGATTTGTTTTGGGGCGTAAAATAATGAAGATTTTTTTTTACACATTATTTTTTGCCTTATTGCCGACAGTTGCATACGCTGAAGAAGTAATTGTCGCCGCTGCCGCAGCTGCATTAATTGCAACCGGTGTTGGCATTGTTGTCGGAACCGTTGCTCTGGCGTCTGCCGGAACTTATCTTTTGACTGCATTTTTGACCAGTGTGGCGATTGGTTTGGTGCAGCAGTCATTAACGCCCAAAAGACGCATCAGCACCACAGATGCCTCACAGTCAGCGATATTGGTCAGTGGCGTTTCTCCGGTAGCAGACCATCAGATCATTTACGGCCAAACAAAGGTCGGCGGCGTTATTGTCTACAAAGAGGCCACAGACAACAACAAGTTTCTGCACATCATCGTTGCACTAGCTGGTCACGAATGTGAAGAAATCACCACCGTATATTTGAATGATGAGGCATTGACGCTTGACGGCGATGGCGAGGTCACTGCGCCGGATAAATATGTTGGCAAGGTTCGCATCAATAAGCATTTGGGCAGTGCCACACAGGTTGCTGACGGCGACCTTGTTGATGAGAGTGAGGGCAAGTGGACTGCCGATCACCGACTGCAAGGTATTTGCTACGTTTATGCACGGCTACAGTTTGACGCTGATGCTTTCCCGAATGGCGAACCAAATATAACCGCAATTATCAAAGGCAAAAAAGTCTACAATCCGAACACCGGCACAACTGCGTGGTCTGATAACGCCGCTTTGTGTGTGCGTGATTACCTTACAGAAACATATGGGCTTGCATCGGACAGTGAAGAAATTGACGACACGCTTGTCATAACCGCAGCGAATGTTTGTGACGAAGATGTGTCTCTTGCGACTGGCGGCACTGAGAAAAGATATACAACTAACGGTGCAATTAGCACCGGCAGCCAGCCATCTGAAAGCATTGATGCCTTGTTGCGGTGTATGGGTGGAATTATGTGGTACGCGCAAGGAAAGTGGCGCATCCGTGCGGCGGCTTACACCACGCCATCAGTTGTTTTTGACGAGGATGATTTGCGTTCCGGTGTAGACATACAAACGCGCCATTCTCGCCGCGACAATTTCAACATTGTTAAAGGCACGTTTCGCGGTGCTGAAAGCAATTGGCAGTTTAGCGACTTTCCAGAAATCAGATCAACCACGTTTATCGAGGCAGATGGTGGGCAAGAAAGCGCGATGGATTTGCAAATGGGCTTGACGTCATCATCGGCCACCGCGCAAAGAATAGCGAAAATAGCCCTTTTGACCAATCGCGAACAATTAACTGTGTCAGCATCGTTCGGATTAAGGGCGTTGCAAGTGCAAGTTGGTGATGTTGTAAAGTTCACAAACACCCGCGCTGGGTTTGATGAAAAACCGTTTCAAGTTATCAACTGGGGGTTTGGCAGATCAGAGGGTGGTGACTTAATCGTCAATATGACACTGCGCGAGACGTCATCAGCCGTTTATGACTGGTCAGCTGAAGAAACCGCGTTTGAGGCCAACAACACGACACTGGCCGATCCGTTTGATGTTCCGGCCATCGGTCTTGCCATCACGTCAGAGGCGCGGATCATCAATGAGCATCTGACCAATGTGATAGTGGCGACAACAACATCAGACGCGCCGGAGCGGATCGACAACGTAGAGGTGCAGTTTAAAAAGTCTACAGATACAGATTACATATCGGCTGGGATTGGCGATCTGGGCAAGTTTGAAATCATTGACGTTGTTGATGATGATTATGATATTCGGGCCAGAGGCATCAACACGTTTGGCATCAAAGGCGATTTTTCTATCGTATCCAATTTTGGCGTTGAAAACCTAGCCGACCCACCGGCTGATGTTACTGACTTTAGTTTCAATGTGGGGTCGTCCGGCATTTTGTTAGAATGGGAACCTGTCGCTGATCTTGACCTGTCGTTCTATCGCATCCGGCACAGCTTTTTGGAGAGTGGCGCGACATTTGCCAACGCAATCACAGCCGTCAACAAGGTGGCGCGGCCAGCCAACAGCGTGATTGTTCCGGCGCAGTCTGGCACCTATTTGATCAAGGCATATGACAAATCTGGCAACCAGTCGGTGAACGCAACGTCAATCGTTGTGCGGGCAGAGGACTTGGACATCTATGGCACAACGCAAAGACAGACAGAACACAGCACTTTTACTGGCACCAAAACTGGTTGCAGTGTTGTTGATAACCGCTTGCGGATCACCGATCCATCAACTGCCCCAACAACAGCAACTTATGATTTCAGTAACTACATCGATACCGGAAGTGTGCGAGTGGCGCGTTGTAGCACTGAAGTTGACAACTTGCGAATAAACGATGCGGCGACTGTTACGTTCGACACGCTAACCGGCAACTTTGACAGTTTGGGCGGTAACTTTGACGATCTGACCGGCGGCTCATCTTTTGCTGACACTGACGTTATAACATTCGTTAGCACGACAGATGATGACCCTGCTGGATCGCCAACGTGGTCTGCGTACAAGCGTTTCAAATCTGGTGACTTCAGTGGACGCGCTTTTCGGTTTCGGGTAGAATTGCAATCAACTGGCGATGACGTGACACCGGCTTTGTCGGAGTTGGCCGCCACTGTGAGGTATTAAATGGCAACGCACGATTATGTAATTTCGGATCAGACGACACCGGCATTTCGCGCCGACTTGAACGATGCGCTAGAGGCGATTGCCACCAACAATGGCAGTGCGACTGCGCCGTCAACCACATATGCGGGTATGTGGTGGCACGATACCGCCAACAACTATCTGAAAATGCGCGATGCTAATGATGCGAACTGGATCATTGTGGCAGAAATGGATGTCACAAATAGCCGCGTCAAGTTGATTTCCAACAGCATCAAAGCGGCATCTGCGGCTGGCATTGACATCCTTGACAGCACTGGCACCAAAATCATCGACCTACAGATTGCGTCAGAAGCGACAGCAAAGGCCGGAACGAACAACACTGAATTGATGACGCCTTTGCGCGTAGCACAAGCGGCGGCGTTGCCAGCCGGTGCGATGATGCCATACGCCGGAACATCTGCGCCGACAGACTGGTTGTTCTGTTATGGTCAGTCCTTGTCGACAAGCACATACGCTGATTTGTTTGCCGCAATTGGCTACACTTACGGCGGTTCTGGCGCATCATTCAACGTGCCTGACTTGCGTGGCCGTGTTATCGCGGGTCAAGATGATATGGGCGGCACATCAGCCAATCGCCTCACCAACCAGTCTGGCGGCTTGAATGGCGACACTTTGGGTGCGACTGGTGGTTCAGAGACGCATACACTGACAGAGGCGCAATTGCCGTCACACACGCACTCAATGGGTGAGAACAGCCGCGCTCAGTTGGGCAACGATAACGGCGTGGGCTATACCGGTAATTGGGTGTCGGGCGCACATTCAAACATCACATATTCAACACAATCAACCGGCGGCGATGAGGCTCACAACAACGTGCAGCCGACAATCGTGTTGAATTACATTATCAAAACGTAGGTGGCAAAATGGCTGACAAAAAAATCTCAGAATTGACGTCAATCGTTGGCGCAGACACTGCAGCCGATGACTTTTTTGTGGTTGTTGACACCTCTGGCTCAGTCACAAAGAAAATCAGCCGCGCAGAGTTGAACAATGCCATTGAGCAAGATGTGCTGGCACAAGTTGACATCACTAGCGCAAATATTGATGGCGGCACGATTGACAACACGCCTATCGGTTCTACCACAGCATCAACCGGCAATTTCACGACAGTTGACACGACTGGCAACGTGACGGTTGGCGGCAATTTGACGGTGAATGGCACCACAACAACAGTCAACAGCACAACGCTTGACGTTGATGACATCAACATCACCGTTGCATCTGGTGCGGCATCAGCTGCGGCGGCTGATGGTGCCGGTCTGACTGTAGATGGTGCAAGCGCGACATTTAATTACGCCTCGTCTGGCGACAAGTGGACAATGAACAAACCGCTGGACATCACCGGAACGCTGACTGCGGATGGGCTGACTGTTGAGGCTGGTGTGGCAAGCATTAGTGCGGGGAATGTTGGGCCATTTTCTAATGCCGCAATAAACATAGGTCGCAATGATACTACTATTAGTAACGGCAACCCATTGGGTTACGTTCAATTTCTTGGTTCAGATAACACCGCAGGAAGTTTAACTGCACACGCTTATATTGGTGCTATTGCTACAGCAACCCACGCCGCAGGGAGCAACCCAACTGAAATTGTTATTGGAACAACAGATAATGGTTCTGAAACTATCATTGACAGAGTAAAGGTTGGTCATAACGGCGACATCAGCTTCTACGACAGCACAGGCGTATCGCAAGGTTTCTTCTGGGATGCCTCGACACAGCGGCTTGGGGTGGGGACTACGAGTCCTTCTAAGCCGTTGCACGTTGAAGGTGAAATTTTATCTTTAATTTCTGGCGGAACCCCTCGGC